GTCTTTGAGCAGATCCTTAGACCTGCCTTGGCTGACCAGAAGGGTGCTGCATTGTTCATTGGTACACCTATGGGGCGTAATCACTTCTACGACCTGTACAAGTACGCAGAGCTAGAGGACGATGAGTCCTATACTGCATGGCACTTTACAAGTTATGACAATGAGTTGTTAGACCCAGAGGAGATTGACCTAGCCAAGAAGTCTATGTCATCCTACGCCTTTCGTCAAGAGTTCATGGCATCTTTTGAAGCTAGAGGCTCAGAGATGTTCAAGGAGGAGTGGGTTAAGTTTGGTGAAACTCCAGAGATAGGTGACTACTACATAAGCATTGACTTAGCTGGCTTTGAGGACGTAAGTAAGAAGAGAACTAAAAACTCTAAGCTGGATGAATCAGCTATTGCTGTTGTTAAAGTAAATGAGAATGGCTGGCACCTAGAGAACATTATATACGGTAGGTGGGACTTAGCGGAGACAGCTAGGAAGATCTTTGAGGCTGTTAGAGACTACAGACCTATCAGTGTAGGCATTGAGCGTGGTATCTCTAAGCAAGCTGTGATGTCACCTTTGATGGACTTGATGAAGCAGCGTGGTAGATTCTTTGTTGTAGAAGAACTGACACACGGCAACAGAAAGAAAACAGACAGAATCATGTGGGCGCTACAGGGTAGATTTGAGAATGGTCAGATTACTCTAGGCAAAGGTGAGTGGAATAGTAGATTCATGGATCAGTTATTCCAGTTTCCTGACCCGTTAACACATGATGACCTTGTGGATGCCTTTGCTTATACAGATCAACTAGCTAAAGTAGCTTATTCATATGACTTTGAGATTGATGATCTTGAGGTCTTAGACGCAGTAACAGGATATTAACATGCCCAGAAAAGGATTATACAGTAACATTCATGCCAAACGTAAGCGAATTAAGGCCGGTAGCGGTGAAACGATGCGTAAAGCCGGTAGTAAAGGCGCTCCTACCGCTAAATCGTTCAAGCAAGCAGCCAAAACAGCCCGAAATAGAAAATTACGAAGGGGTCGGTAATGGATTACGGCGATAATGACGTTCTGTCAAGCGACGAACACCTAGAAAACTGGGTAATAGCTAAGTGTGACTCGTGGAGAGACCACTATGAGTCCAATTATGCAGAAAGATTTGAAGAATTCTACCGTTTATGGCGTGGAATCTGGGCAGCAGAAGACATGGAGCGCAAAAGTGAGCGTTCACGTATCATTTCACCCGCATTACAGCAGGCTGTAGAGTCCAGTGTAGCTGAGATTGAGGAAGCAACCTTTGGTCGTGGTAAGTATTTTGACATTACCGACGATATGGGGGACGCAGAGTCTCAGGACGTTGTGTATCTACGCAGTAAACTGCATGAGGACTTTGAGAAGACTCAAATACGCAAGCAAGTAGGTGAATGTCTTATCAACAGTGCTGTATTTGGTACTGGTGTAGCTGAAGTAGTGCTAGAGGAGGTCAAAGAGATGGCTCCTGCTACACAGCCTATTATGGACGGGCAGCTACAGGCAGTAGGTGTTAATGTTGTAGATCGTACAGTAGTTAAGCTACGCCCTGTACTGCCACAGAACTTCCTGATTGACCCAGTAGCTACATCTATTGAGGACGCTATAGGCGTTGCTGTAGACGAGTTTGTGCCACGACACAAGGTACAACAGCTACAGGAAGAAGGTGTCTACAGAAGCGTGTACGTAGGTCAGGCGGCTAGTGACTACGACCTAGAGCCAGATCAAGACCTAACAAGCTACGACGAGGATAAAGTACGCCTAACGAAATACTACGGACTTGTGCCTCGCTATCTACTAGAGATTGGTGAGAAGGAAGCAATGCTTGACGATGACGAAGACATTGCTGATATTGAACTAGAGGAACCAGAGAACGATGAAGATGCCAGCTATTACGTCGAAGCTATTGTGGTTGTGGCTAATGGAGGCATCCTACTAAAAGCAGAAGCTAACCCATACATGATGCAGGATCGTCCTGTAGTAGCCTTTCCTTGGGATGTAGTTCCCGGTAGGTTCTGGGGACGTGGTGTGTGTGAGAAGGGTTACAACAGCCAAAAGGCGCTTGACACAGAGCTTCGGGCACGTATTGATGCTCTAGCACTAACTGTGCACCCAATGATGGCTATGGACGCTACACGCCTTCCTAGAGGCTCTCGTCCAGAAGTACGCCCCGGTAAAATCTTGTTGACCAATGGCGACCCTAAGTCTGTCATTAACCCCTTCAACTTTGGTCAGGTTAGTCAGATTACATTTGCACAGGCAGCAGAACTACAGAAGATGGTTCAGATGTCTACAGGTGCTATTGACTCCGCTGGTATTCCCGGTAGTATCAATGGCGATTCTACGGCTGCTGGTATCAGTATGTCTCTTGGTGCAATTATCAAGCGTCACAAGCGTACCTTGATTAACTTCCAACAGTCCTTCTTGATTCCTTTTGTTAAGATGGCTGCTTGTCGTTACATGCAGTTTGACCCAGAGAACTATCCTGTTAAGGACTACAAGTTTAACACTACGTCTACTCTAGGCATTATTGCTCGTGAGTACGAAGTAACACAACTTGTACAGTTACTTCAAACGATGTCTCAAGAGTCTCCACTGTACAACACGTTGATTCAGTCAATCATTGACAACATGAACCTGTCTAACCGTGAAGAACTGATGACTAAGCTGGCTCAGGCAGAGCAAGCATCACAGCCTACACCTGAACAGCAGCAGATGCAACAAGCTGTCCAGCAGGCACAGATGGCATTCCAGCAGTCACAGACAGCAGCACTAAACGGTCAGGCAGTAGAGTCTGAGGCTAGAGCGCAGAAGATTGCTGTAGAGACACAGCTTGCACCACAGGAGCTACAGATTGACCAGATTAAGGCAGTCACAGCTAATTTGCAAGCCGGAGACCAAGATGACAAGGAGTTTGAGCGTCGTATGCGTGTTGCTCAGACATTCTTGAAAGAAAAAGAGATTGACCTAAGAAATCAGTCTCGCCAACAACCCGCGCAACCTGTGCAACCACAGCAACCCCTCCAACTGAGACAAGGATAAATTTATGGTCGTAACACGTACAGAACTAACTCAAATAGTAGATCAAGTCAACAAAAAGTTTGATGAACTAGAAGCTAAGATTAAAGAGTTAGAGGCAAAAAATGTTAAGAAACTACCGAACAAGAAGGCGGCGTAGTGCCTAGTCCACGTAGAGGTAAAGCAAAAGTAAAAGTGACTTCCAGCGGCAGGAGAGTCTCTTACGGTCAGGCAGGGAAAGCTAAAGACGGTGGCCCCAGAGTTAGGCCGGGAACCAGTAAGGGCGACAGCTACTGTGCTAGGTCACTAGGTATCAAGAAACGTCTTCCTAAAAAGAAGCAGAATGATCCTAACACACCCAATAACTTATCACGTAAGCGTTGGAAGTGTAAGGGTGCTAAGTCCATGAGAGCTAATCAAACACTAGCTCGTAAGACAAGAACTAGGAGAAAGTAACATGCCATACGGTAAAGGAACATACGGAAATAAAGTAGGCCGTCCGCCTAAGAATAGTAGAAGAGCTACACCTAAAAACCGACGAACTAAGACTATTGGCGGACGTAGGGGCCGCTAACAATGATAGCAGAGATAAGCGCAATTGTTGCTGGTGTCAACGTAGCTACCTCCGCTATCAAGCGTGTAGCTGAGACTACCAATGACATCTCAAGTATCTCTGCTTTTTTATCTACTCTTGGAGGTGCAGAAGTAGAGTTAGCTAGAGCGCAGAATGAAGGCAAACTCTCTGAAGGAGATGCTGTCAAAGCTGCACTAGCTAAGAAACAAATACAAGAGACTATGAAGGAAATCAAAGATCTCTTTACAGTTAGCGGTAACGGGCAGCTATACAACGAAGCTATGGCTGCTATGGCGGCAGCTAGGAAGGCTAAACAACTAGAGTTAGCTAGAGCAGCAGCAGCTAAGAAGAAGTTTTGGAGGGATGTTAGAGAGATAGGTGCTGTCGTAGGTGTACTGGTATTTCTAGTACCTATGTGCCTAGCTCTTTTAATTTCATATTTAACAAAATAACACTTG